GAATTTCGTCTGAACATCAGGAACTCGAACTATATGGATAAGGTGCGAGGCCGGGTTGACCGGCATAACATCGAATTCGTACAGCGCGTGTTCTCGACCACTTCGGCACCCGACGTACTCCGTAAGGTTTACGTCGTTTTCGAGAATACTCCAGGTGATAATCTGGATGATCCTCGAGAGGTGACCGCGGCATTGCTGGTCTTCCTTTCGGAAACCAACATCACCAAGATGCTCACCTGGCAGAGCTAAGTCTCACGACTGATGCTCTACTAGTGTGAACTTCTGTTTACGGCTCCTAGTTTAACGGCTAGGATAAAAGCGGGTTACTGCGGCTTGGAACATGACCTACCGAAAGGCAAGACATGTCGAAAAGCCAAGTAAACGTTCTACTTCACGTCATGCAAGGACTCCTTACGGATGTCCGAGCAGCGTATCCGGCGTTGCGTGGTTTGGATCTCGATTTTGAGAGACTTTCCCGTAATTGTCGAAATAGAGGTCTATCGTTTTTCACGTTAGATCTCCCCTCACTCGATGCAGCTCTCGTTTCTGCATTTGAGAGTGGGCGCCTTGTTGTGTCTGGTCCTCTTTGCAAGAGGGTTGGACCCAAATCCAATGTGCCGAGACTCTTCTCGGGACTATGGTTGCGCATTTTCGATAAAGACGCCTACCTAAAACAGGACGCTGATGAAACAGCTATAGCCTTTCTAAGACAGCTCTGCCGTCTTGGGAAGAATATAGAAGTGGAATGTTCCCGCCGTCGTCAACTTGACGCGTTAGGAAAATACCATGACATCGAGCGACAGCTCAGACCCCCCTCCCTCAATTGGGGAGGAGACTGGCTTGGGAATGATCAAGAAGTTGCCGACTGCCACTTTGGCGGGCGAACTACTCATCAGAGTAGCCAACGGGATATTGAAGAGATTCTTTCTCCCGATGCGTTTCTAGATCAGTCCCTCCTGGATACTGTTCAGCGAGTTGCTGATATGGTATCGCGGTCCCTGGGTAATCTTTGTCCTACTGCCTTTTCCGGGCAGATGGATATGGATAACGAAGGGATTGGTTTTAGGCATGGACCTGGTGCAGTAGCCGAACGCAAGAAGCAGTGGGAGAAATCCCACTTCGACGAGTGGTCGGCAAAGCTTGAAGCAAAGTTCCCTTTTCGTTTCTGTGGTAAAACCGCAGGAGACGATAGAGAACACCCTCGTTTGACAGAGGGTCAAGCTCGTCTATGTATGGTCCCAAAGACTGCTAAGACTCCTAGGCTTATTGCCTCTGAGCCAGCTGCTCACCAATGGTGTCAGCAACTTGTCAGTCGATGGCTCTCAAAGAAGATTGCTCTCACTTTTGGTGTCTCGAAAGACACCGGAGGTGGGAACTTTATCGACTTTAAGAGACAAGACCTTTCAGCGAACTTGGTGCTGAAAGCATCACTTGACCGGAGTATGGCAACGGTTGATCTTTCCGATGCCAGTGACCGGCTTACGTGTTGGACCGTGGAGAGAATGTTTCGATCAAATAGATCGATCCTAGACTCTCTGCACGCCGCACGTACGAGGCTCCTTAGAGATGATATCTCAAAGGACAAGAGTTTCTTGTTACTCAAGAAACTTGCCACGCAAGGTACTGCTATCACCTTCCCGATCCAGTCAATTGTCTTCCTGATTTGTGCCTTGAGCGCTTGCGTTCATGGTACTACTGGGAAGATTAGGATTAGGAAGTTGATGAAAACCGTCCGAGTGTATGGGGATGATATTATTATTCCCACATACGGATACGCGCGACTATGTCGTATCATGGAACTCCTCCAATTGAAAGTGAATAAGGAGAAATCCTATGTTCATGGACGATTCAGGGAGTCTTGTGGTACCGATGGGTATAACGG